AGTATAGCCACCAGAAACGGCAGTGATAGAAGTTCCGGCCACTCTTGCACCAGAAGTATAAGAAACGCCGGTTACATTTCCGCTAGCATCTTTGGTAACAATCAAGTCATCAAGTGAGAACTTGTAAGAGTATTGTGTTGCAGAAGATGTTGAATCGAATGTATCATAATCCGATGGAAGCGGGTAAGCAAGATCGGAAACGCCAAAATCAAAATTGGTGCTTGTGTCAGATACTTGAAAATCTGCTCCGAAATATGCTTTCTTTATGACACGACCGCCATGATCTGTGTAATCAGCACGTTGTGCATATGATGGGAATACGAAGGATCCAGTGAATGCGACGTTTCCTACATCAACGAATAACGCTGCTGTTCCCTTTGATTCTGCAATTCCGGCATTTGCTTTTACGAATGCTTGTGCAAATTGTGCAGATGCCGAAGCATTTGAGCCAAAGTTGGAAGCATAAGAGCTACCAGAATGCAGAGCAAAGCCCTTGAACTGGCGACCACCAAGAACGCCGAATGGAAGATATCTGGTGTCAGTAGCACCGGCATCAACGTCCTCGTTCATTACAACGCGAACATACTTTGATCTATTGGGGTAGGAGCCATTTTCATTGAGTTGTTTGTCAACAGAATCCCAAGAATAGGATCTATCTCCGATTCTTCTAGCGATATAAGTTTCTGCACTTGGATCAAGGGTGAGGCCACTAAATGTCTCAATAACTTGAACTGCTTTGTCCAAGTCCGAGGCTAATCTAATTTGAATCGTGAAAGAACCATATGAATATATATCTGGATTTGGTGCAGCTTTGATATCTGTGATAGACACCTTGATGTTCTTCTGAGTCCACTCGCCTTCGTCTAGCGACACAAGCTTGAATAGTTGTGCCATATTAACAGGGTCGTAGCTTGCGGGTGTTGTGCCAAGATCTTGTGATATAAACCATCCAGATTCGGCAGCTTGTGATTCAAATCTCATGCTGCCCTTGTTTACAGAGCCGCTTTGAAGAGCAACGATAACACCAAATTGATTACCGGCAGTTAATGATGTTCCAACTGTTTCTTGTATTGATCTGTCGAACGATTCACCGAGCCAGTATTTTTCAAGGTTCGTTGTGGTCGTTACTGTGCTATTTACGAAAATTGGGTTTGTGTTGAATACTTTTCTGATGTAGATATCGGACGAAGGCTCAAAGTTAAATGAACTTGTCATTATGGCTGCGCCTGCGGCGGTCTTAACGATTGCTTTAAATTCTGCGTTATCGCCAGTAGAAGATACCAATATGGCACTTCCAGTTACTTGTGTTCCTGTGCTTCTTTGCGAACCTGTGAGGACAATTGAACCTCCTTCATTAATATACCATACTGCTGCCAGCGTTCCTGTTAAACCGCTTGTTGAAGAGCCAGAGGCAATAACAAACAATCCATATGCTCCACCGTTGGAGGCAACTGTTGCGTTAGCGGTGGCGACTGTTGTTTGCCAGCCGGCTTTGCCTGCCGCTGTAGCGGCCGTGTCTTGTTTTCCGGTAATACGGAAAAAGTTTATTGGGCCAACGCTGGCGTTTAAATAAGCCTGTGCGGCGTATGCTGCGTATGTTGGGGCAGTATAATTTCCTGTTCTCCAAACGTCGCCGCCGATGTTGCCGGGAACTGGTTCGCCAAAGACTTGTACGAAATCACTATAAGAAGCAACTTGTACCGGGCGCATTGAGGGGCCGTGTTCTGATCTGCCTATAATAATTGGACCAATACCAACTTCATCGGCTGGGATGATGGACTTGTCTACTTCGCTAATGTAGATGCCGGGAGAAAGAAAGCGGTATCCTTTTGCAGTCATGTGGTATAAACTCCTTTAACGATTAAATGATTAATTTAATATCTGGTAGTAAATAGTCTATAGAATCGCAAAAATCCTCTCTTTTTTTATTTAAGAGTGTTAATAATAACCGTTTCTCTTGGAAGCTTAAACTCCACTACTGTTTCCCTAATGATAATCTTGGGAGTATCACTCTGTTCGTTATCATTAAAAATATACCCAAGAACATCAAACTTTAGTTCTGACATATATAATCTCTCATTGTCTGCCATGTTCTTTATGTTGTTTGTCATTGATATAATAGAATCGGTCGGATAAAGCAATTCATATGAATGTCCTTCTCTTCGAATTGAAAAGATTCTTGATTGACCATTAACTGCAATAAACTGGGTTATCATGCTGTTCATCTGCTCTAAGTAATAGCTTTTAAGAGTTACTGAATATGAACACTTAATGTGTACTGGTATTGGGGCAGTTACAATTTCATAAACTATCTTTTTATTTTTGTTTCTTCGGTTAAAATCCTGTGATTCCCTAAAGGAGTCTGCATTTGCAAATTGTGATGTTTTTGCCTGCTGAATTAACGCATCAATTCCTATAACTCCGTGACCATTGTAGTAATTCTTGTTTGTAGGAATGGAGGCTTGATATTTGCCTCTAAAATTTGCCGCTGGAGAAGTTGCCGTTCTTTCTACAGAAATTAGTGGCAATATTAATCTTCCACCACTATCTCTTATGTCTTTATTGTTCTTAATCTGAAACGATCTTTCCGCAGAAGTCCATATGATAGGTACTTTTTTGTATCCTTCATGTGTTTCCAAGTTGACATTTATTCTATCATTTAGCCAATCATAAACAGCAAAATCTATTGTTTCTACTTTAGAAGGAGACAAAGGAATGGTAAATGTTTTTGGATCAATTGGCCTTTGCATCGATTACCCCACAAATACTAATGAAGGAATTTTTTGTTCAATTTTCTGCAAATTATCTGATAGCACAGCTTGTTGTTCAACTATTTTGGGGTATATCATTTCTGCCAGAATTGTCTTCAATTCATCTCTCAGTTCTTTCTTTTCTGTTGCCGCTTCTGATAATAATGCAGTACCATTTAAAGTAACTGTTTCGCCGGGAATTGGGATTGTGTTAAATTTAGATCTAACTTGGCCTAATGTTTCTTTACACAGTACCAAGGCATATCTTCTAATCCATTGTTTGCCAATTGAGTTAATACTTTCATATGGAATATTAGCAAATGGCAACGTATTCATGTTGTTGATTCCATGTACGCCCGTATCCATACCTGTATCGTTTTCGGTCCACGGATCCGTTGGTATTGTAAACTCAACCCAGAAATTAGCCGGCGTTACGGTGCTTGGTACTGGAAATAATCTCAACATGTTATTCTTAATCTCAAAAGAATAATGAGAGTTTCTTGTATAAATCGATGTTTCATAGGCCATGGCTTGTAACTTATTTTGCCACACCGGAATGACCTCAAAAGTTGAATCATCGGCGTATTGTCCATATGAAGATAGATTGCCAACTGTATTCAGCCCACCATAATATCCAAAAAATCTCCACATTGCTGCTGGGGTTTTATAAAAGACCCTTCTTATGATTGCTCGCTTGTTTCCTAGTTTTCCTGCATATGGTACGGGCCCCCCGGTGGCTGCGTCTATATTGTTGACAGATGCAGATTCAATTATGTCCTGTAAATTATAATCCTGTTGAGTATCAACAGTATCTAATGATGCAGAGTAAATTGGGTCATTAGACGACAATCCACCCTCTACAGCAAATGCTCTGCCTATATTCCTCACAAAGTCTAGAGAATATTTTGGATAGGCTAGTTCGACTCTATTGCCGCTTAAAGCTGTATATAAGGCAGAACCAGAAACTAATTCACCATCATGATTAAATGTGCCGGTTGTCTTGCCAAGATAAGATGGGAGTGCGTTTGTTGCTTGATGCAAATTGACGATATATGAGTATTCTAATACTGATTCTTCATAAGCAGCATAAACATTTCCAGTTGTCAGTTCAATATCTAAAATATCTCCACCAAGCTTTTTATATACAAAAGCAACTTGATCTGTGGCTCCGGATATAAAAGCCGCAGAAGTGGAATAAATGCCAAGCGGCAAGGTGGCAACTACATCCCCCAATGTTCCGACAGAAGGAAGTACAATGGCACTTAAAGTGCTGGCGGGAGTTAAGGTAGGGACGGCCATACACTAATTAGTTTTAATATCAGAAAGAATACTTAATGCTTGCAAATTCATTAGGCAATAAAAAACCCCCGTTATTTCTAACGGAGGTTCTTTACCGAGATAGATTAACTATCTTGTTTGGCTACTATGCGCCGCCCTCACCAAACATGCCGCGAATGACAACCAGACCGTAAAGGTCGGGACGAATCATCTTTTTTGCATATCTGGTCATAACGCCCTTACGTGGAACGAAATCATCGATACCAAAGATGGTAGGAGTGACTTGTAGTGGCACATAAGGTGCATATACGAATCCGCTTTCAAGGAAGGAACTTCCCTTACGGCCGATTAGTATTACGTTACGGAGGAAGTATGGATCAACATACACATCCCATTTCTTGGAAATGGAACCGGAATTAACAACACCAACTTCGCCTCTGTCTTCATCAACAGCGATTTTTGCACGGAATCCAGCGGTCATTTCGAGGATTGAGGCAGTTTCTGGACCACAGACGAGGAAGTTTGCACCACCACGAAGAGTCTTTCTGTGAATCTGAGCAGACAGATCGTTGAGTGTTTCGATAAGGGTTTCATACCACATCGAAACGGTACCAGTGAAATCTGGAGCCTTTGTTGATGCACCAACTTCTACGCCAGTTGTTCTGCTGACAAACAAGCCGGGAGAACGTGCCCAGTAGTAGGTTCCAGCAGTTGCACCCTTAACCAAGTCTTCAAGAATTTCACGGTCGATTTCAAGACCGATTTGCTCTGAAAGAATTGAGGTAAGCTCAACTTCTGCATCAAGATTGTGATAAGCACTGAGATCTTGTCCAAGTTCTGG